CGGGAGGCGATCCGCCCTTCATTTGCTTCGTCAGGGGTAAAAGCGTCATGCTATAACCCTCGTGCCTTCGTTGCGCACGTAAAGCGAATGAGTGCTGTCGTTAGACATAATAAAATTTCTTACGTACCAAAGACAGCCGCTACGGATCGTTCTATAGCGGTTGAACCCATGTTGTCCTCCTTCGTTCAGAAGGGGATCGACGAGATCCTTCGTCGCCGTTTACGGCGCGTTGGATTAGACCTTAGTGACCAAGCAACTAATTGTCACCTGGCCTACCTCGGTTCTCTACCTGGTCAAGAAGACCCTTATTGCACGATCGATCTCAGCTCTGCCAGTGATACTATGGCAACTGAGGTCGTCCGGGATGTTTTACCGGGCGATTGGTTCGATCTTTTGAACAACAATCGTGCAAAATACTACGAACAACCTGGTGAGCCCGTAAGGGCCTATCACAAGTTTGTAAGTATGGGTAATGGGTTTTGCTTTCCTTTACAGACGCTTATATTTGCGTCAATCTGCCACGCGGCCTATGCTGAAAGTAGCCTAGATCCTGATTTCAGGGTTTATGGTGATGATATCATAGTCCGTAGGTCTGTGTTTCCTCGTGTTGTTGCGATGTTGCGGCACCATGGGTTCCAGCCGAATCCTCGGAAGACCTTTTCACAAGGTCCCTTCCGGGAAAGTTGCGGAATGGATTGGCATTCGGGAATCAACGTTCGTCCTGTCTTCGTGACCAAGCGACTGGATTCACTCCAGAGCTTGTTTACGCTTTTTAATGAAACATTGAAGCGCGAAGATTACGTGCGCGAGTACTTTCGGGAGATCAGGGATTACCTCTATGAGGTCGTTCCTCCAATCATCCGTTTCGTGTCTCGCGTACGCCCTTCCGATCAGTACTCTCAACTTGAGAGCACTCCCGTCTGGGAGATTGCTGATTACGAGCCCCCGTCCGACCATTATTTCTGGGTCGAACAGGATCCGTTCATGATGTCGCCTCTCACAAGGTGGCACAAAGACCAACAATGTTACACCAGCCTTGTTTTGCGCGTTAGCGCACAGGCTGATCGTTGGTCCAATGGACGAGCTTCTCCTTTCATTAAGTGGGCAGGGTTGCTTCGGGGGTCCTCCTCGGAGCAACTGTTTTCCATGCGATACTCATCGCAGGTACGGGTAGCTTGGTTAACCTAGGCTATTGGGACGACTCGCGCAATGCGTAGTCGTCCGGCCAGCGTAAGTCTTC